CAGATTTGAACACATGGACTTTCCATTACCAGTCAGTATCATACTGTCTTACTATAGGACTCCATCTTGTTCCGTATTCGTCAACTGCTGTTCCAATGTTATCATCTTCTAAACCATTGATGACAAATCCAAAAGGAGCCATGTCTTGTTCTAGTTGGTCTTGATTTTCTTTATACATCTGTTCTCTGATATCATTGTTTGTAAGTTCTTTGAAATAAGTTTGGTCTGTACACCAACCAAATATAAACAAACACGCAACCATATCATCATTACACCCATCATCTGCTTCAAATGATGACCCCTTTACAATAAATGTAGATAGTTCGTTGATTGTATCAAAGTCTTCTATAACTATTTTATTATCTTCTACTAGTTGTTTTAGATTAGAACACCCTATACTTTTTACTGCTTTTGTTGTTCTTACACCTAACTGAGCTCTACCACCAGAGAATCCACCACCAAGTATTTGTCCAGCACGACCTCTCATAGATGCCATAATCATATTATCGTATTCCATGTCATAGTGCATTGCATTTGCAACTTGTTCACCAATGTCATTGACTTCTACTAAAACAAATGCAGTATTGTATACTTTTGCAATCTGATGTATTTTTTGTGGAAAGAGTAAAGGTTTTATTTCGTTATCTCTAAACTTCGCAACTATTTTATATGGAACTGAACTTACATCAAAAACAATAAACGCAGAGTAATCCTTAGATGTTCCTCGTGCAACGTCAGCTGTTAATAGATATGTGTGATCTTGTTTTGGTAATTCGTAGATATCAACACCAGCATTAGATTGTATAGGTGTCTTATAGGTAAGAACTCTTAGTTTAGATGGAGATATCAAAGTATCTATAGAACCTAGAAATTCACACTCAAATTCTGTGTTGAACTGTTGTTCACTTGTATTTGCAATAGTTTCTTTTTTCCATTTCTCATCACGGCCTGGTACTTCTGACCAATGAACTTCGATAGGTATATAACTATTACGTTGTTCCTCTGCATCTGTCCATATTTTATAGAACATATTCATACCATGAGGTGTACTTACTATCATAACTTTTGTGGTTTTACCAGAAGAAATCGTAGGATACACAGAACTAAAAAATTGTTCTGCAACATTTGATGGTACATAAGCAAACTCGTCTAAGAATATGATGTTGTAACTTCCACCCCTCACAGCACTCGCAGAAGTCGAGGAAGCGAGTATTTTAGACCCATTCTCTAGTTCCAGAGAACCTTTATTCCAAGACATAATTCCTTGTTGTAACCAATGAGGAAGATGTTCGTATGCAAGTTGTAGTCTTCCTAACAAATCTCTTGCAGTCGCAGCCTTGTTTGCAAGTATAGCAATGTTCACACTAGGGTTGAATAGTGCATAGTGTAATAGATAAGATATCATAACAGTAGACTTACCAGACTGTCTAGGTAGTTTACATATAGTAAAACGATTATTGTGAAATGTACCAACCATTTCTTTTTGAAAGGGGTACATCTTAAAAGGTACTAAACCCTCATCTAATGATACAATTTTTACATAACTCTGTATGAAGTACAGAGGGTCTTCCATGCATCGCTTGTACTCAAATAGTTGTTTCTTAGTCCACTCTTGTTGGACATTAGCTCTTTTAAGATTAGGATTTCCAAGATATGTAGCATCAGCCATCTTCTTTACCTTTTAACATCTTTTGGAGTTCAGCAGTTGAACCAACAAACAATGCATTAGTGACATTCTTGGGTGCAGAATTAGGTACTTCTTTAAGTTTTCGCATTTTCTCTTGTAAGTCACCTAACTTCTCCGTAACCTCAGCCACTTGTTTAATGAGATTACCAGCAACCTCATAAGTTCTAGGGTGGTCTGATTCTTTTGCAATTTCTAGTATACCTTCAATTGCGTCTTGACCCCTCTCAACAAGATTATAAAAGTTTTCTCGCTGATATTTATAATCATTCTCTATATCATCTTCGTTACTTTTTATAATTTTTTTAGGAACTGTGATATTATTTTGTTGAATAGCAGTTTCTACTGGGTCAAAAACTCCAAGAGCTTTATCAACTTCTGCAAAAGGGTCTTTCATAATTACTTATCCGTTCCATCAGCGGGATCAAAAGTTTTTGCATCTTGAAAGAAAGAACTAGTTTCACTAAATCCAAAGTCATCATCAGCATCTGCGGCAACTGGATTTGGTGTAACTGAATACCTTTGTTCTCTTGTTGGAGTAACTGCAGGCATATCTGTAAATTGGTCAACTTGTACAGTCTTGATAACACTTGAAGAAGTAACTGGGCCGTATAGGTAAAACTTTGTAGTAAATGCCATAGTATAGATTATTGCTCTACGACTTTCAAAATCCCCTTGATAGTTATCTTCATAACCTACATCATTAAGAATAATAGGTACATCTCTTTTGATACCCATATCTGCCATGTCGTTAAGTGTAAGTGTATAGTCTGGTTGAAAGAATGGTAGTATCTGTTCTACTATCTGTAACGCATCATCAGAGTTCTTCGCCATTGCATATAGAGTAATGTCCATGTTATATGGAACAGGCATAAATTGTGTGTCCAACTTATTTGCATTAGAACTAGAGGATTTTACTTTTTTAAATTTTTGTACACGATTCATTTTTCTAGCAGTATCATATGTAAGACTACCAATTTCAAAACCTAGTCTTGGTAAAGTAATTGCAGTGGCAGCTGTTAAAGATGGGTCTTGATCTAAACGAGTTAAAAACTTTTGTTTAGGCCCATAAGCTAGTGGTACTTTCATTGACTGAATTATTGCTCCAGAATTATCCTTACGAACTATTTGAATATTATTAAACATAGTTCCAAACGCAACTATTACGTTTCTAACTGTTTCGTGGTAAAATTGTTGTCCTAACATTATGTGGCACTCCCTGCATCACCAAATGGATTTGATTCAGAAAAATCTAAAACTGTATCATCAAGAGCATCAAACAATTCATTTTGTGAGTTCTTATCTGTACTTCCATCTCCTACTATATAGGTTTCTTGAATTAGATATGCATCATCACCACTATCAGCCGCATTTTCAAGAACAATATTTGTACCTATAGAACTTGAATCATCTTCATGTACTACAATATCACTATCTTCCATTAATAGTGAATCTACATATGTAAAGTTTGTATTAAATTCAAGAGCAATACTTTCATTATAGGCCGTAGTTTGTTCTAGTGTAAATTGGTGTGTTCTTGTATCTGTTGTTAAATCTGTTTCAATTGCATCTATTGTTGCAATACCAGTATTAATAGCTTCTGAGCTATACTCAAATTGTTTACATCTAAGTTTGAATACTATTTTATTATCTAATTGGTAAAATGGTTCATCATCATCTACAAAACTTATTTCAAACATTTTTTCAACTATTGGGTGATAAACTAAATCTCCCTCTAATGGCCGGTCAGCTTCGGTAGATGCTGTATCCATTAATATATAAAAATTATCATCACCATCAATCGTTGTAAGTGTAGATGAACTTGTTGATTGGTCTATAGTTGCAGTTTCTAAAAGAATAGAACCACCAGTTGTATCTGTTCCATCTTCTATTGTAACTTGATTATCCATTTCTTGAAATCGTTCTTTAGAAACTACAAATGTAATCTCATTACGATTTTCTAAACCAAATTGATTTATAATTTCTCTATCACCACCAAAACCCTCTGCATCTTCTATGTACATTTCAATAGGGTGTTGTCTAGTAAATTTAGAAAGAGAGTCTTCACCTAAAAGACTATCAAGAGCTACAGTAGTGCGATTAATGTAATATACATCATGGCCATATATTTGTATAGCTTCTTTAAGTAAATTTTTATACAAACTTCTTTCTGTTGCGATAGAATGTAAATTGCTTGTATGAAATGCACTATTAACAGCCATTGTTTTATCCTACCATATAATCAATTGGAGTCTCAAAAGATAATTGTATTTGTTCTTCTAATTTTTCTAATTCTTCTTGTGCCTGTGAATAGATGTTTTCTCCATTCATAGTTACACCACCTAACATAGCAACACCAGAAAACTTTGAAAGATTTGCTCCCCATTGTCTTTTGATAAGTGCTGTTGCATATCTTTTAAGATATATATCATCAAATATATCTGTATAAGTTGCTGGGTCTATTTTACGATAACATTCAATAATTATAAATTGGCCTATATCAATATCATTTGCAAAATCCATATCTATGTATAAGCGATTTTGGTGTTGATTAAAACGTATAGGTTTTTCTCCAACTAAAATATGTGATAAAAAATCTAAATGTTCCATTGTCATTTGATAGTGCATAACTGAAGTAGAACTAAAATCATACAAATCATTTAGTCGTAACTGGTATCTTATGTCAAACATATTGTTAGTTGCAATATCATCAAATGGAAATATTTGTATGACAGAAACTACAGATGATGGCATTGGAATAAAACCTTTACCCTCTGAAAATGATGCTGTTACAGAATTGTCTACGGAATCTGTTGCAGTTGTTGTTTCGTTACTTGCAGCTCTATCTACATCTGCTTGTGTAATTTGGTGTTTTAGGTATACTTTTTCAATACCATCATAATGATATTGTGCAAAATATTGTAATGCTTCATCTATTCTATCGTCTGCTTGGTCATCACTTACGTTAATATCAATAACACCTTTTCCAAGATTTCTTAGACAATATTCTTTAAATGTAGATTTCGTAGTTGGAATAGCCATGTTAAATCCTTTTATACTATTTAGTTATAATTAAAGTCCAGCGCCGATTGCAATTGCGAAAGCTCTTGTTCTTGATTCTACTGCATCAACAAAAGCTTTAATTGATTGTTGTGATGCAACCTTTGTCGCAGAATTACTTGCCATATCATCTTCATCTAAAAATGCAGTACCAGTTATTCCAGTATTTATAACTGGACTTGTTAAAGTCTTGTTTGTTAATGTCTGTGTTGATGTAAGTAATGTGATTGCACTCGTATTACTCAAGTCTGTACTTGCAATTGCAATGTTTGAAGTTCCATCAAAAGAAACTCCAGCAATAGTTCTTGCAGTTTCAAGTGCTGTTGAAGTTGCAGAGTTTCCACTTGTATCTTGACTTCCAGAAGTATTTACGCCAGGAAGATTTATATTTGCACTACCATTGAATGACACCCCACCAATAGTTCTCGCAGTTTCTAGTACAGTTGCTGTGGCTGCGTTTCCAGTTGTATCTTGATTAAGTGTACCAACTGTAAAATCTAACTTTCCGTTTGTGTCATCATAGGTTACTACAATACCACTTTCAGTATTACTACTAATCATACCACCAACAACGTCTTCTAGTTGTTCATCTGTTATGGTTACTGTATCTGCACCGATAAACTTACCAGTAGATGCTTGATATTTAAGAAATTTACCATCTACTTTTGCAGTTGTTCTGTCAACATCATCCATAAACTCAAGTCTAACTTCACCACCACCAGCACCAGACATTTGTGATGATGAAATATGTCGTGAAATAAGTGACCTAAAGTTATCAAATTCTTTTCGTAGAGTTGTTATCTGCCTGACTTCTTCTGTGATTTCAGTCTTTTCTTCTAGACTGTCCAGATGAACAATCGCTTTGTCAATCAGAGATGCAGTTTTCTCTACTGAAGTAGGTTCTTCAGATATCGTGTCTACCTTAATCTCATCAACGACAATATCTTCAGAATTTGGTTCTGTTATTGTGGAAAATATTTCTTCAAGTGCTTGGAGATTAACACTTTCATCAACTGGTTTTGGATAATGTTCTGGTGGTTGTTCGTCAGGCCATTGTGCAGTTGGTTTTGTAATTTCACTAAAGGTATCTACAAGACTAGTAAATATCTCTAACTCATTTTTTTCTTCTAGTGATAAACGTAACTCAACTTCAATCTTTGCTTCTTCGTGTGCTTCATTGAGTCCAGAAAATAGTTCTGTAATGTCTGCTTGTTCTATCTTGGGAACATGAGGTGCATGGACTTTAGTATCTTTTGCAATAGACTCTAGGTCTTTGAAAAGATTAGTAATGTCTGATTTCAACTCAAGTTGTTGAGATGGCATAATATTCCCCTTTGTTA